CCCACTTGATATCGCCGTAGAATTTAAAGTTATAGGGTATGCAGTTGTTGTTGAAGCAGCGGTTTGATCGGTTGTGTCGTAAAAAGAACCTAGAGGTAATTGAACATATTGCCCACCGTAAGAACCAAACAGCGAAAGTAAATTGTTATTTAAACGATTAAAATATAAACGTAAGACGTTATTAAACTGCTCTTGATAGCGTGAGTCGTACGCTATTGGCGCAAGAGGTAAATTAGGTGAGGCAGGATGCTGTATAAGACTCATCGACGACCATCCTGTCGGATGTCAATTCGCGGTGCGCCAAGCTGCCAAGTCGTACCCAAACCGTCAGATGATATTTCAATAATCATTTGCCGACCACGAATGCGTGTGTAGATTATATTAGTAAATTGCTCAATAACTGCTGTAGATGTTCTAGCAACAGATTTAGCTGCTTCCGTGTTATATCCTGAACCTGATCCGTTCATGCCATACAGAGTCATCGTAACTTGTGGTGTAGCGGCTGTTGATCCTTGAAACGTCAGATCCGGTACCATGCGCCACACAAACCCAAAATGCTCGCCATCATCAATATCAAATTCTGCTGATTCAATATAAGCTTCTATAGGTATTGCAGTACCTGAAGTGTTATCGTCAACCCCATACTCATGATTTACTAGGTTATTACTATAAGTTGCAGCTACTGGATAATCCCTCAATCCTGAATCAAGCCATGCGGTACGAGCCATAGAGCCATAGTACCAAATGTCCTCGGCGTAGTTATAAACAACATACGCATCAATTACCGTAGAATTTGCGGTGCAATAAAACCACCACACTTCGTTAAATGCTTCAATAGTACCGGAAAGTACTTGTTGATTTTGAGATAAATTAATATTACCAAATACATGTCTACGAAGATCACAACGTAGTGTTTGTACTCGTCCATCATAAACATAAAACTTATCAATACCCATCCAATAAATTTTACCGGATGCAATCATTGCAGCGTTTTGGCTAAGTATTGAAATATTATCCCCAAGTAACTGAGAACCCCATACATAAGGGGGGCCAAGATACTGAAGCGAATATATGGATGAATCAGTAAATACAACAATTTCTTGTCGGGCTTGTATAGCGCCAACAATTTGTGAACCATGTGAGAGCCTAAGAGATCCGGCCTGATTAGTAATTGCAGGTACCCAATCAACTACAGATTCTTGGGCTGACCAACGCACTAACATGGGATCAAGTGTCGCGCTACCATAATCAGTAGCGCCAAATAAAAGGACAAATCTAGAAGCGTCAGATATAAGAATATAATTTTGTAATGTCGGTACATCAACAAGTTCAGAGATACTTTGAATACCAGATTGTGAACCTGATGTATTAATTGCAGAACCTGTTAGAGTAGAAGAAAGATTAGCTGTAGCTCCATTAACATTACGCAAGTAATAAGTCGTACCCGCAGTCAATCCTGTCGGCAGTGCACCTGTGGTAGCAAGTTTAATTGCAGTGCCTTCTGCAAGAATGTTTGATAATGTAATAACACAAGGGGATGCTATGGTTAGTGTGACTGTACCGCCAAGTGTATTAACATTAACCCCGCGAGTATTTACTCCACTAGTTGCACTCCAGTAATACAGTGCGCCGCCACGAGGTCCAAATACTAAATCTTCGCCAAAATTATTAGCCGACCATAGACGTATATCTACAGTTGTACTAAGCCCATTACCCCATGTTCCAAGCCCCCAAGGTCCAGCCCCCCAACCAAACAATGGCACTTGTATAGCTGGCCCTGTATTTATTTGATACGTAGCTACAACCGCAGAACCACCTGTAGCGCCAGCCGCTACAACAGAAGCCGTAGTGATTGAGTAAGAATTTGCGTCAATATAAGCTATTTGATATTCGGCATTAAGTAACGATGCATAAGTACCTGTAACACCGCTGAAAGTTACAAAATCATTTGTAACCGCTCCATGAGCTGTAGCAGTCACTACAACTGTAGTTGTACCATTACCTGTAAAAGGATTAGCGCCGAGGGTAACTACGGATCTAATGGGAGTAATATCATAATATGTGCCCCCACGTTCAATGTAATACTTTAAATTAGTTCCAACACTAATTAAATTTTGAAACCCTAATGTCACCCAGTTCCACAATGACCGGCATATACCCAAAAAAGTATTAGCAGAAATCTGCGCCCAACCACCAATTTTTTCTGGCGTTCCCTGACGAAACCTTACTTTGTCCGAAACATACCAACCATTTTCACTAGTGTACCTAGTGTTTTCTTTGTTTACTCCGGGCTTAAATAGTATTTTTTTAAGTGGCACGGTTCACCTCATCAATGCAGCTTCAGCCGCACGGCGGCGGGTAAGTCCGGGGAGGACACGACCTGCGGCTTTATTCCATCTAACGCACTCTGTAGCCGCACCATCCCAGTCCCCCGCATCAATACGTTTTTTGAAGGTAGAAACTCGGTAGTTTCCTAGTCCGCAAT